TTAACGAGGTCTGGGTTTTGCTTAATGACATCGTTCATGTTGGGCATCACCGATTTGAACATAGAATTGGTAAGATGGAACATCATCGCAGAGCCACCGAGCATCATGATAAGCTTGACCTCTGGTGCGACGTTCACCTTAGACCTATATTTAACATATAGCTCTTCGAACACTGAATCGTAGTCATCCACGTTCTCCATCACCGACTCAGACCAACCCTCGAGTTGAATCTCAAATGGGTTGTATCTCTTGTTAAGAAACTCAAGCCCTGTTACACAGGCTATGAGCATACGCCTCGAAAACCGAACAGATTGTTCTACATCTATGCTATACGTGATACGCTTAACCTCCGATCTGAGTTCATCAATCCCCGAGTATGCATTCAATCGTTTGTTCACGGCGAACCCCTTCTTTTCTAACCGTCCGAGTTTATTAACAAGATCCGCCTTTTCCTCGTCAATTGACGTATACCCCTTGGAAGGTTGTTCCGCCTGTTCACTCGGACCCGGACCCATGGGTTCATCATCGAACATCATCGGTTCGTCTTCACCGTAATCAATCTCTTCGTCTTCCCTATTCTGAACTGGAACACTTTGTTTGTTGGGATTCACAAAAGCATCCATCGCTTCTTGGTGTTGAGAAGTTCCAGGTCTTTGCATTGGTCTTGTGGTGGGTCTGGGTACTGGCTTCGGTCGTGGAGCGGAAATTTGAATCTCATCCATGAGTGCCTGCTCATCAGCATCTAATTTCATCACATTCGTTTGACCCCTGTCGAGTACGATTTCTTCGTCCATCTACTCTCTATGTAGAAACTAAGAAAATGTCTTTAACGCACTTCAAAAATTATATATGTCTATTATAAATGTTCAAACTCAATCTCAACCGTGCCGATCGTAACGCTCTCGTGGCGATGACCGTGTTGATAATTCTCATCACCATTCTTGGTTTCATGAATGTACGAAGCTCTAAGTACCAACCCAGGCCAATTACTATTACACCCGTCAGCGAGGAGTCTCTTTTTGACCTCGAGTCTGATGTTGATTGTGTTGCCGGTGGGGGTAAAAAGGATAGCCCTTACTCGGTTGGTCTCACTCCAGGTGGTCTCTGTGGTGCACAGGAATTAGTCGGTGCCCACGCTGGTTATGAGATCGCGGACGGAATCGGTGGATCTTTAATCTAAGCTATTTATAAATATGGCCCTGATTACATCGCCAACGGAAATGATTCCCGATCTTAATTATGAATATCACACCATCACTATTGATAGTGTGGGTCAGGGTAGTGCAAATACTTTTACTTGTCATCTTCAGCAACCCCTGAAGAATGTGGTTCAGGCTAGACTTGTGGGTGCTCGCATCAACACGACTACAGCCACTGAACATTGTTATGTATCTATAAGTGAACTTGACTCCATTTTCTCTGACAGGGCCTCCAATGTTCTCACGGGTCAATCATCTTTGAGTATTCTTCGTAACTCATTCGCCAGTCTCGTCACTGCCGATGATACAGGTATAATAAGTTTTAAAGATGACTACCCCGTTGCGACACAATACGTAAACCCAATTCGTTCGATCGATAGATTTACTGTAAATATACGGGATCAGGACGCAAATCTTGTAACTCCCCCAAATCCCGCCGAAAATAATTTTTTGGTCATTCGTTTCGTTTGTAGAAAACCCAACCTGTAATTTTTCTCCCCTTAAATTAGTATTACCATGTCTGCCGGTGTTGTTCAATTGATTGCCATAGGAGCCCAGGATAAATTTATCGTGGGCGATCCTCAAATATCTTTCTTCAGTTCAACATTCAAACGCCATGCTAATTTTTCACAATCCGTTGAAAAACAAACAATCCACGGAGCGGTGAAAAACAATTCTATGTCCAGTGTTCAGTTCGAGAGATCGGGTGATCTTCTCAATTACGTGTATTTTACGATGGATAACAATACAGAGGCTCTCGACACCCAAAGATGGGATAACATTGTCGAGAAGGTTGAACTTTTGATTGGTGGTTCTGTTATTGATTCTCAAGATTCTGTATTCACAGAGAATATTGCTGTGGATACTTTCGCTCAAAACGTTTCTAAGAGTGCACAAGGTACACACCCGGGTATTTCTGCACGTTCATTTTTTTATCCTCTGCGTTTCTTTTTTTGTGAGTCACCCCAATCTTCGTTGCCACTCGTAGCTTTAAACTATCATAACGTGGAGCTTCGTATCTATTGGGGTTCTGCTGCTACTAATAAAAATATTGAAGCTTTCGCAAATTACATTTATTTAGATAACGAGGAGCGTGGTCAGATTATTTCACGTAAACATGATATGTTGATAACACAGGTTCAAAAGAATGTCGCTTCTGGAACGACCGTTCAAGAACTTACGTTTAATCATCCTGTGAAGTACCTAGCCTCTTCTAATACAACAACCGATAGCGCGCTTACTTCGGCAACAAACAAGGTAAAACTAAATATAAACGGTGTTGATTTAAGTAATTATAAATGGGGTAAACCACATTTTATTGATGTGATGCATTATTACCACACAAACTTTGTGGCATCCCCCGATTTCTTCTTGTATCCATTTTGTTTATCCACAAGTTCACACCAGCCCACCGGTTCGCTTAATTTCAGTCGTATCACTTCAGCGAAGATTATGAGTGAATCGATGGATATCCTTGACCCTATATACGCAATAAACTACAATATATTACGAGTTGAAAATGGAATGGCAGCATTGCTTTACGCAAATTAAAAATACCATTATATATTAAATGGTCAAGAATTTGCCGACGGTGGAGCGGTCCACCAAAATCAGGTTCGGTAAAAATTGTACCAACGACCAGGCAGAAAACACGGTCGTGTTCAATGCGAGTAACGTTGAAATTGATGCTGCATTTGAAAATTCTATCTATATGACACCCTTGCGTTTACGAACAGATCTTTCAGATAGAAATATAACTGTATTGGCATATAATCGAGTGACCAAGGAAATTATGGACTCCGATGCCATCGCAGAGGATATTCTTAATTTCACTCTCGAGGCAGCTGTACAGAATGGAAACGTGACAGCAAATACAGTTTCATTTAATAATACCATCACGGGTTTTACAACCCTTTCAAATGTGGGTATTGCAAACGCTGCACCGGTGGATACTCTTTCAGTGGGTTCAAAAGTTTTCGTAAATCAATCTGCGACGGACACACTTCGAGTTCTGGGAAACACATACATTCAAAATAGTTTGGTGGTCGATGGAGACGCGACATTTAATGGTCTCGTCACAACTTTACATTCCAATAACACGACCATAACGGATGCTCTCATAGAGTTGGGAAAAGATAATACCGGGAGTGATTCAACTTTAGATCTTGGTCTTCTTTTAAATCGCCCCGGTTCAAATGTTGGGGTTGGGTTTCGGGAAAATTCAAAAGAATTTGCTATCGGGTACACAACTTCGAGTGCGTCGGGTCATACCATTACCCCTCTTACGAGTGAAGATATAAACGTACATGTGTACGGTCAATTATTTACGCAATCAAATGTGGGTATCATAAATACATCCCCCATACACACTTTAGACGTGGGTTCGAATCTTTTCGTGGACGAATTCGGTTCAAATATTTTGAATGTTATTGGAAATACAGATATTTCTGGGGATTTGAGTATCGGTGGAAACACTTTAATTGATAGCAAGATAGGTGTAAAAACAGACACACCGGACGCTGAGTTACATGTCGTGGGAAATGCGTACGTGAGTTCCAATCTTACTGTCGATACAAATACATTACATGTGGATTCTGTGACGAATCGTGTCGGTATTAACCAATTGTATCCCACCAAGGATTTGGATGTCAACGGAACAATCGCCGCTACTCGACGTGTGGACAATTCTGGGTATGATCGTTTACTCATAGGTACAGATACGGGTGCTACCATTCACCCAAGTTCAAACGCACATCTCATTTCTTTGGGGTACCGAGCTGGTTATGATCGTCAACAATCCAACTCTGTAGCGATTGGTTATCAAGCGGGCAGTGTCACACAAGCTGAGTCGTCCATAGCTATAGGTGAAAGGTCTGGTGAAACAAATCAAGGAAATAGTTCTATAGCCATCGGTGAAAAGTCCGCTTATGAAAATCAAGCCGCTTCTTCTATCGCCATAGGTGAAAATTCGGGTGGTCTAAATCAAGCTAGCAATTCTATAGCCATAGGTAGATATGCTGGTAGTGAGAACCAAGGACAGAAGTCTATAGCTATAGGTGATAGTGCGGGTAAGTTCAATCAAGGTGAAGGTGCCATAGCTATAGGGTACTACGCGGGATACCCAACAGGTCAAGCTGCGGGATCTGTTATCATCAACGGTGGTACAGATGGTGGGGGTTTCAATAATACCACCACACAAAACGCACTTTTTATCAATCCTGTAAGAAACGTGAACAACTCAAACCTTCTCATGTACAACGCAGTTTCGAAGGAATTTACATACGGTAACACAATACATAATAATGTTCACGTTTCAAATAATTTCACTGTGGATACAGATACTTTATTTGTTGATTCTACAACTAAAAAAATTGGTATAAACAATTCCACACCCGATGCTAATCTCCATGTAGTTGGTAACACATACATAACTTCAAATCTCACTGTCGACAATAATACTTTACATGTAGATACGGTGAAACATTTCGTTGGCATTGAAACTAAATTCCCTGACGCAACGTTACAAGTTATGGGAAATACATATATTTCTGAAGATCTTACTGTAGATACAGATACTTTCCATGTGGACTCTGCCACCAATTCGGTAGGTATTGAGACAAAAACACCCCAAGCAAATCTTCACGTCGTAGGTAATACGTACGTGAGTGCTAATTTAACCGTTGATACAGATACATTCCATGTGGACACGACGACACATAGTGTAGGAGTCGAGACCAAGAATCCTAATGCTAATCTTCATGTATCGGGTAATACATACATATCGAATGACCTCACAGTTGGTACAAATTTTACGGTCGACACGGACACATTATATGTCGATTCTGGAACAAATTCGGTGGGTATTGAAACAAATTCACCCGACGCTAATCTTCACGTGGTTGGTAACGCATATATAACCTCAGATTTTACCGTAGATACGAATACGTTACACGTGGATTCCACAACAAATCGGATTGGTGTAAAAACTACATCTCCGTCTTCCGAGCTTCACGTTACTGGTAATGCTTATGTATCGTCCACCGATACCTCGACTTCTAAAACAAGTGGTGGTTTAATACTAGGTGGTGGTTTAGGTGTTGCGGGTGATATTCACGCCACACACGCCAACTTAGAAGATGTAGAGGCTGATAGTGTTAATATTACCGATACCACTACATCCACTTCTGTGACCACTGGTGCTCTCAGGGTTGCGGGTGGTATAAGTACTCAAGAAAATCTAAACGTTGATGGAAATGTACACGTTTCATCAAATCTTAAAATTGGTACATCGAATTTTTTTGTTAATACAGCAACTTCGAACGTTGGCATCGGAACTTTGATTCCGGGTGAACTTTTAGATATAGCGGCGGCAAGTGGTGACAATGATGCCTTCATACGTCTTAGATCCGGATCTGGTGGTTCTCCCGTAACCGAATCTGGTATTAAATTAACTGAAGCCAGTTCGTATGGTTGGAGAATAGCTCATCACGCCTCTTCAGATGATTTAAAATTTGTACATCAAGATCAAAATGATGCCATAAATGGAGATAATTATATGGTATTTAAATCGGGTGGTAATATCGGTGTCGCAACAGACGCTCCAGATTCTAAATTTCATGTAAATGGGAATGTTTATGTGGGTTCCACCGTTGACTCCGCTACTACTACTACAGGTGCACTGATTATTGCGGGTGGTATGGGTATCGCTAAAAAAATCGTTGGTCAACATGCCAATTTTGAAGATGTTGTCGCTGATAGTTTGACGATCGAAGATACAACCTTATCCACATCTAAAACCACCGGATCAGTAATCGTGGCGGGTGGTATAGGTGTCACAGATAATGTATACGCATCTAGATTCGTGGGTGATGGTGGACTCCTTTCAAATATTGCAACAAATTTACAATCCATTTCGGAAAATGGAAATACAACTTCTAATACTATTCAATTTACGGGTACAGATACAAGTTTCATTTCAAGTGGAAAGATCGGTGTAAAAACCGTGGCACCCGCGGCTGATTTAGAAGTCACAGGAAATGCATACATTTCTTCAGATGTGACTCTCGGGAGTAACATTTCCATCGCTGGTCTTACGACGAATAAATTCCCCATAGTCGGTACAAATGATTTCTTAGAAGATTCAATCATAAGTAAATCGAGTGACAATATTGTCATAGCGGGTGGTCTTCAAGTAACTGGTGATATCATTCAAAACGGTAACGTGTTTGTTGTGAACTCAAACAATACCGTTATCCAAGATCGGATATTGACCCTCGCGAATAATAACACCCAAACTGCCCTCGATGTGGGAATACTCATGGAGTATCCCGGACATAACATAGCTATCGCACATCATGGTAACGAAACACCCGAACGTCTTTCCATCGGGTATACACAAAATAGTTTTGTAGATACAGCTATTAACCCCGATAGCAACAACGTAACCCTAGATGTTTTGGGTAATCTCCAAGTTCAAAATAACTTTACAGTAGATACGAGTACTTTCCATGTAGATTCAGTTACCAATCGTGTGGGTGTACTTACGGCAGCTCCCGCGTATACACTAGATGTTCACGGAAACTCGAATGTGGCTGTCGCACGCTCCAAATCTTCGGTGGTAACGGATGCCACGGCTACTACAAATAAAACATCTGGTGCCGTTACAGTGATAGGTGGTATCGGGGTGGGTGGTGACATTCACGCGACAGATGTTAATTTTGAGAATGCGATACTTGATAGTGCAACTATTCAAAATACAACAGCCGCTACAAGTAAAAGTTCAGGTGCTCTTCAAGTTGCGGGTGGAACGGGTATAACAGGGGCCTTATTCGGTTCCACAGCCGAATTTGATGGTATCACAAAGGTGACTAATAGCACAGCTTCAACCGGTAAGGTAGATGGTGCCCTAATCGTCACTGGTGGTCTAGGTGTCACTGGTGCTATACACGGAAGCGCGGTAAACTTTGAGGGTGCCGAAATAGATAACCTCACGGTCACAGATACAACCGTAGCAACTTCCAATACGACTGGCGCAGTCACTATAGCGGGTGGTCTCGGTGTCATAAAAGATATTTATGCGGCACAGTACCACGGTGACGGTAGTCAACTTACAGGACTCGTGACGACTCTCGAAGATGTGGCAAATAACGGAAATACTATATCTAACGTCATTCAATTTAATAATAATCAAAGTCATTACGATACGAGTTTTGTGACTACGGGTAAAATCGGTATTAAAACAGCGACCCCAGTGTATGATCTTCAAGTGACTGGTAATTCATACATTTCTTCAAATGTCACTGTAGATACAAATACGTTCCATGTAGATGCTGTAAACAATAAGGTTGGTGTGGGTACAACCGAACCAGATAAAACCTTACACGTTCAAGGTGATATAAAATTCACTGGAACGTTATTCGAAGATGATGCCCCATTCGTGACTTCTCCTTGGGTCACTACGGGTACAGACATTTACTACAACGTAGGGAACGTGGGTTTCGGGACAAACGCTAACGTGGATGCTAATGTTCACGTCAACGGGAATGCGTATGTGTCTTCAAATATACACGTGGGTCCAGGTGGAAATAACACGTCAGTCTTTGGTTACGCCGCTGTAGGATACGCGGGTGAGACGAATCACGCAACATTCGCACACACCGATAATAATAGTGCTACCAATTTCGCCCTTAAACAGACAGCCACTGGGCCAACACATCTCAATACACCAGCTTCTCAACATATTCGTTTTTCAGTCGCTGGTAATGAAAAGGCACGAATCACGGGCCAAGGTGACCTAAAGGTTGGTTCTAATATTCTGTACGTAGATGCATCTGCGGCGAGTGTTGGTTTAGGAACTGCGACACCCAATTCCAACCTTCATGTAGTAGGTAACGCATTTGTAAGCTCGAACCTGACTGTAGGTAATAACGTATATGTTACTGGTGGTCTCGTGACAAACACTGGAGGTTATACTAAAAAGACATACAGTCTTTCCAGAACTGTTGGTGCGGGACATGGAACACCTTCGATCGATATAAATTTTACTTCAAACATTTTTTATGCAAAAATTACTGCACAGCTCATCGATGCTACAGAAGATATAAGCACGATGATTCTCGAAGTATCCGGTGGTAAAAAGGATGGCTCCACACCATCCAGAAACATTTCCATAGGTACGAAGAACATATTCGGTAGTGTTTTAAATCCCAATCCATGGAGTTCTACCGTGGCGGTGGATAAGAATAAAATTACACTCGCGTCGACAATAGCACTAGACGCTCAGGATGGGTACGATATATTTATAGAGTACATGAGTCGTGCTTCTGTTGATGATGGAAGGGTTGTGTCTATAGTAGATACCGCACCATCACCCGACCTTACACATACATTCGGGTACTAAACATTTATTCCAATGATAAACCAAAATCTTATAGACGAAAAAGGTGTATAAGATTTTCTCAGGTACTATTAAATGGTAAAGACTAATATCCAAACATTTACTGGTGAAGTCGAAATTTTAAGTAACCTACATGTGGGTTCATATTTGACAGCAAACGGTGACGCCTCAAACGTTTTGGACGTCACCGGTAATGTAGGAGCTTCATTTTTTGTAGGTGATGGTGGTTTAATTTCTAATATCGCCACGACACTCAGTGATATCGTCGACCAAGGAAATTTAGTGGCAAATGTTGTTCAGTTTAACGCCCCACCGGCTGTTTATGCGGGTGTAGGAATCGTGACAGCGAGTAACGTTGGTATTCAAAATGCGAATCCATTAAATACTCTCAGTATTGCTGATAAAGTCGTAATCGATAAAGATGTTTCCGAACCCTCTACGACTATGAATGTACACGGTAAAGTGTACGCGAGTCGCTTCGAGGGTGATGGTGGTCTTCTTTCAAATATTGCAACAACTCTCGAAGCTATTATTAATCAAGGAAACGTTTCCGCGAACGTTGTTAAATTTAGTTCCGCCACGGATTATGCAGGTGCTGGTATGGTTACTGACAGTAATGTCGGTATTCAAAACACAGCCCCAGTATTCAATTTAAGTGTAGGTTCAAACGTACACATCGATGATGAAGGCTCGAATGTATTGACCGTTCATGGTAACGTCTCCGCGAGTAATTTGAACTTGGGTGTTTTTACGGTGTCAGCTTCGCATGGTTTAGATCAGGTTTGCGCTGAGAGTAACGTAGTCGCACGCCCCGTGCGTTTTTCTAACGTCATTACCGCTGTTTCTGCAGTTTCTAATATCGAATCTGCGGGGACATTCATCTCTACGGATGCAGAAAGGGGTATAGACGTCGCGTCTAATATCGATATAGGTGGTCGACTTAAGTTTGACAGTAACGTCTTCATCGATACACTCAGGGTTGCTGACGTGGCTGCGAACATTGTGACATATGACCGAACTACCGGTGAACTTCTAGATTCTTCGGGAACTTTCATGAACAAGTTTGCGGTCATCTCTGAACAACCTCCTTCGGATCTTTTCGCAAATGCCACTACTGTGACCAATCATGGTGGGTACACTCTCACAACTTCAAACTTAGCTACAAATTCTAATACCTACAACGCCTTTGATGGGACCGCGAATGCTTGGGTCAGTGGTGACCTCGCTGGTGGATACATCGGTGGAGCCAACGTGTTCCATGAAAACAATCTTACTCAACTTTCTAATTTACATCCTACGCAGCGTGGTGACTGGCTCGCTATTGAGTTCCCGTATAAAACCACACTTCGTCACATGAAATTAACACCTTTGACTGCCACACAATTCCCCGCTTCGGCGAATGTTTATGCGACTAATAACGATATCACTTGGAGTGAAATTAAGTACTGGAAGGATGTGGTTCCTGCGTCCGATACTGCGGTCCAAACGATAACCGTGAATGCGACCGATCAGTTCAAGAAGTATGCCCTCGTGGCTACGAAGGCTGGAGGGACTGGTAGCTCCAATGTCGCCATCCAAGATTGGCAACTCTTCACGGAATCCTTCTCGATCGATGGGGGGAAGGTGGCGATGGCGCAACAAGCCGCGACCGGTGGTGAAACTGTGATGGATCAACATGGGCCTCATGGGAGGGGGGAAGCCAAGTTGAAGAAGTATCCAGAGATTGTCTTCGGTTCCGACTCTACGAAATTGAGAGGGAATGACTCGACCAACACGTACACACAAGAGAACTATACTGTGACGGCGAGTAGTCAAAACCAAAACCCATTACTGTATTCTAGGGGTTTAACTGATCTTCAAGGCTTCGACTATGGCGACACCAGATCCTTAACAAAAGACATGGTCACCGCCACGACTGTTACTATCCCGCTTGCGTACGGCGCCAAGGAGGCTGGTTCTGCGTTGTCCCCAACAGGTCAAGCTTATCATTGGAGCGACTGGGGCAACGACGTACTCGATGGCTGGGGTCACTGGTACATTTATAACACCGCGACTGGAGCCGCGTCGCATATCCAGTTCGGAACATTGAATGGCCCAAATGGGACAGTGTACACCGAGAGACAAAATCATCACAGTAAAATGTTTACTATAAAACATGGTTGGGTCGTGAATTCAATATTCAAACTTGATGTTGAATGCGAAGACCCTACTTTCTCATTTTCTATTGGGATGTACGGTAATTTGGGTTCCGATAACGCCACTTTCCAGGAAGATGCACAACACACCACATCTTCGGGTGGTACATTATCTTACAACTTTAACGGGAACAGTTCGACGGGTGCCTCCAGCAAGTCTTTATTTACACATTTCATCCCTAAACAAAGAAGTTTTAATGATGCCATTACTTTAACGGGAAACAATTTTACAACTAACTTAAATACGAACGTCGATACGAACGGCGGCCAGCATGGTATATGGTCAGATTCACTCCAAATTGGTGCAACAATGTATTTTGTGAAAGGTGCTGTAGGGGGGATCGAGAAGAGTCGAAGTGACTGGGTAGCACACGATATATCCGGTGTAGCCAATCCATGGAAAGTATTCGATGGAATAACGTCTAGAAGTAGTTGGGCATCCAAATCTGGTACATATTACGATGGAACTAGTCCCGCAAACTCCTATACTGGCACAACGCACCAATTGGGAACTGGTACAGTCTATGGTGAATGGTTAAAAGTTAAATTATCACACAGAATTAAAGTTACTAAATTGATCCTTTACGCTGATGTTATAAACGAAGCCCCCAAATCTTATAAAATATATGGTTCGGTAACGGGTTCATCATGGACTGAACTAAAGGATGTTTCAAATGAAACACCTTCTATATCTGGTAATTCTCATGAGATTACTGATACTGAAGGTTACAGATACATAGCCATAGTTGTTACCCAGGTTAATACTGATCAGGTTAACGTTCGTATCGGTGAAATAAAACTCTACGGTTACGACATTTTTGAAGGTGGAGATACTTCCGTGGATACCACCTTCAAATCCATCATGAACACCCCCCAAATATCTGGGGCCCAAGTGTACGTTGATGGGAGCTTAGGTGAGACCTTCACGAACCGTGTCGTGGGTCCAACCGTTTCCAACACCCACACGACCTATGTGAGTGCGGAGAAATACTGGGAACTTTCGGGGAATGTTGAATCTAATGTGACCCTCGAGGCCAATACGTTCCTTTCGGGTGATGCCCCCCACTCCGTGTCTATGTGGTTCAATTCTTCTAATTTGGAGGCGAATGCGTCCAACTCTTGTATCTTCTCGTTAGGTACCGAAGAGAGGTTAGATCATGTCAGTACAGCGTTTAGTAACAACTATCAAACTGTGCAGAAGTTTACGGCTGGTTCACGAAGTACGACTAATGCTAATTTCGGTCATTCATGTGCCATAAACTCAGACGGAACGAGGATGATTGTAGGGGCATATTTTGAGGATAACGGGGCGACGAACTATGGTGCCGTCTACATATACACATACAGTGATGGAAAATGGGATGATGGAACGAGGATAGGTATACCCTACCCCAGCTCGAATATCACTACTGACAAAGGCTTTGGACGTAGCGTTGATATAAACTCGGCTGGTACTAGGATTGTTGTGGGGGCACATTACGATGATGAGGGTGCTAATGATGCCGGAGCAGCTTACGTATACTCATACATTGGTGGAACTTGGACTTTAGATACTGTTTCAGGGGTGTCTACTGGAAGAATTCAGGCATCGGACAAGGCGGCTAATGACAGGTTTGGTAACAGTGTCGCCATGAACGGTGATGGGACGAGGATTATTGTGGGATCAATGCAGGATGACGACGGTGGCAGCTCATCTGGTTCTGCCTACATCTATACCTACAGTGGTGGGTCTTGGGGTACAGAAAAGAAGCTCGTCGCGAGTGATGATCAGGCAGACGATCAATTCGGTACGAGTGTCGCCATAACTTCAGATGGAACGAAGGTTGTCGTAGGGGCGCCATACGAGGATACAGGGGGGTCAGCTTACGGTAAAGTCTACACGTATATCTACAATAGCGGTACTGGTAACTGGGATGAAAGCTCACAAAAGCTTCAAGCGACGTCATTTGAGGGTACTGGGGACAAAGCCTTTGGTATCAGCGTCAATATGAACGCTGACGGAACGAAGATGATTGTGGGAGCACATTTTGAGGATACGGGGACGAGTGGAGTGTCCACAAATGACTCAGGTTCTGCCTACATCTATACCTACAGTGGTGGGTCTTGGGGTTCAGAGGTACATCTTCGGGCATCAGACGCCACAGCAGCGATAGCAGATGGGAGTGACGACGAATTTGGTTGGCGTGTAAGGATGAACAATGACGGAACAAAGGTTATCGTGGGGGCGAAATACGAAGACGTGGGTGGGACTGATAGTGGTGCAGCCTATGTATTTGAGTACGATGGTTCGAACTGGAATGAAGTTGTGAAACTTAAAGCACATGATGGGGCCGCCGATGACGATTTTGGTTTTAGTGTCGCCATGAGCGGTGATGGGAAGAGGGTTGTCGTGGGAGCGGAAGAGGATGATGACACCCCGGGGAGCGCCTCGGGTTCAGTCTACGTATACGACCGTGACACCACACATCACCTCATAACCGATTTGAAACTCCAATCGAACACGTGGCACAACCTGACCTACGCGTACCAAGGTGAAGGTGGCTCCAAGGTAACCTACTTGGATGGACGTAAGGTGGCCGAGGACCAAGCCGAAGATACCTTCGGGGACTACCCACCCTTCGCGATGACTGGGTACTCACAGGGTGGGTATAGAGCAAGTTCATCGGAAGAATATAGCGCGAACTATTGTGCGGAAAATGCGTTTGACGATGACACTAACACTAGCGTGGACAATAATTATTGGTCTACTAAGGCTGCGGCGTATTCGACCAACTTCGGCAGTGATGATCACAGATTTTCGGGGGCGACAACGACAATTGTAGAGGATACAAATTACCGTGGTGCATGGTTACAACTCGAGATGCCACACAGATTAAAAGTAGATGTTGTAAGGTGGCAACCACGAGCTACTGGTGGTATGCCGCGAGATGGTGTTGTTGCTGGTAGTAATGATGGGGTAAACTGGTACATAATTTATGTGTTTAACGATGTACCCACCGCATCAGACGTTGCTGACCCCGGTTTTCCAATAACACCAAATGGAAGTGTTTCCCGAATCGGATATAAATATATTAGGATAGTCGTTACAAATGGTGGTGGTAATCAATATCTTAGTGCGCAAAATGTGAAGATATACGGCCACCGCGAGAACGACTTGGTCCGCCTTCCCGAACCGACCAAGGTACTTAAGTATCCACATGTACAACTCCTTAATGGCCCGGCGAAGAGGGGATATAGAGTTTCGGTGAGTAGTGAGTACGCTCCACGCAACCAGAGAGAAGGGTGGATGGCATTTAACGACAGCTTTAGCGTCCCTGGTGGGCACTGGCAGAACAATGAGTCCTCTAATAAATATACACCTGGTACAGGAGTTCCTACCAACGATTGCGCCGTATTTCCACCTGGTGGAACTACAAAAGGTGAATGGATTAAGTTAGAACTTCCTTTTAAACTAAAGGTGAGTTCAATTTTCATTGTCACAGCACCGGGAGCTGAAGCTGTTGAAAAAGCTATACTTTATGGTTCTAATGATGATTCAAATTGGGATGTTGTAAAACCGGAATTTACTACAACTCTCTCAACTTTTGGAACTAAGCGCAGCACTACAGAACCCGTGACCACCTCAACTTATTACAAGTATTTGGTATTACAGGTAACAAAAGCTGACGCAACTGGAGGAGGTAGTAACGGTCGTTCGATACAACTTCAAACACTTAATTACTACGGCACAGAAGAGGCCACCTCGATCCCCATCCAGATCGGTGGCGGGAACATCGACAAGGTGGCGAACTTTAGGGTCTACGACAAGTTCGTGGGGGAGGACCAAGCCCTCGAGATTTGGGATGCCCAAAAGGATGAGTTCGGGAGGGCCAAATCCTCGATGACCCTCCACAAAGGTCGCCTAGGCATAGGGACCACGGAACCTGAAGGAAGGTTGGCGGTGGCGGATGAACCTGATCCAGATGCGTATGGATTCCAAGAATTTCCACCTAGGGGTATGGGTGGGTATAAGACGTCTTTTGAGGGTCATGGGGAGTTTTGTGTGAGTGCGAGTAGTGAACATGGGGACGCAATATTCGATGGTTGGTACGCGTTTGACAAAGGTTATACATCAACTGGTGGTGAAGGTGTAAGTACTTGGATATCTGGATATGATCCAATCGCTTATAATTCAAGCGGAGTCGCAACCGGAAGTTTTGGTGTAATAAACGGGGTCAATGGTGAGTACTTGATATTAGAGTCACCCTACAAGATCAAAATGGACCATGTTCTTATTTACCCGAGAGCACATACCACCACTACATTTTCGTATTCACTTCCACCTAAGGATGGTAAGATATGGGGAAGAAATACGATAGACGAACCTTGGACCGAAATTGTTTCATATACAAATTTGTCATATGGTGCTACCCGTACCGATAATTTATATGGTCAAATCCCAACACGTGTTAACATAAACGCGACACAATATTATAAGTATATCGCATTTCAAATCACGGCTACCAATACTTCATATGGTGGAAGTGTCACTTACACGAATTACACAAACCTCAAAGAACTTCGTTACTTCGGATACCGCGAACAATTACCCCCGAAACAATCCGTCCTCCACGATGGCCAACTGACCCTCACCAAGAACCTCAATGTTCCCCGAATTGGGCCGGCTCTCGACGCGGACGATACACCCCGTCGGGACAGGCTCGTGGTGGAATACAACACCTCCACGAATCCCACGTTTGAGGGGGCTGTTAGGGATACAAGTGGGAGGGGGAATGATGGGATTTTACACAGTTCTGTAAGTTACGACGCAAATGCAAAATCGTTCGGATCATTCGGTGGCGGTGGACTGGAAACGATGGCTACAAATAATTTATTAGAATCAAATGGAAAACATTCATTTTCAGCATGGATAAGATTTGATACCTCAGGTAGCTGGTACGCCGTATATGGTATAGGTGGTAACGTCACATTTTCCGGAAATAATTCAATAACTGTTTACATTGGAGCCAGTCGATTTAGGCTTGAATCTCGTGGTGGTTCATACAGAGATTATGGTTACACGTTTAAGCATGGTAAATGGGTCCATATGGCAGTTGTGTATGACGGAACTGGTGGATATGACAATTTCGATATTTACATGGATACGGTTAAGTTAGGTCTAGGTAGTGCCTCGAGTAACGGCACTGCAGCAATTACTCTTCCCACAGAAAACCAGACAGTTCGTTTCGGTAGCACCGCAGAAGCGTCTCCTGGAGCCACAAGTGGTAGTTATCTAGCTGGCGCGATGTCATCTGTTAAGTTCTATGATACCGTTCTCACCGCCGAAGAGGTCAAGACCCTCTACAATATGGGTCGGTGCGATGAGGGCCACCACGTGGTGAACTTCTCGAAGACTCGGGTCGGGATCGGCTTAGGGGATGGGGAGGCGCCTAGGGGGGCTTTGGATGTGAGGGATAAGCTTATAGTCGGGCGCGGGAACATTAAGGGGAACGCGGTTGGTGTAGGAGATCTAGAAGTTATAGGTTCTATATCGATAGGTGCTCTTGGTGCTGGTGTTCTTGAACCAAGTGTTAAATTTTATGATACCTCGGGTGGACATGCGCGTATATATCTTGTGGCGAATGATGTATTAGGTTTTGAAGTAGCCGGTTATACCAAGGGATACTTAAGACCCGATAGTGGTGTAGTATGGGATAACTTTACCGGTCAACACAGAACTTTCATTAAGGATGTCCCATTCTCCCAAGCGAGTAACCTAGAAGGTCTCATCGTCTCATCCGACCAAAACAAATACATCAAGATGAGTGGTGGTATTGAGGCTGGTTCGAATGCTATTACTACAAATGAATCACTTCCAATCGTCTCCTTATCAAATGTTGTGACTGATAAAAAATGTTTCGGGGTCATCTCAGCCTCTGAAGACCCTGAAGAGCGACGTGACGCGTTTGGTAATTTTGTTTCCGTCACTGAAAAAGAAAAGGGTGACACCCGCGTCTACATCAACTCCGTCGGTGAAGGTGCCATTTGGGTCTCGAATATCGGTGGGTCCCTCGAGTCGGGTGATTACATAACCACATCCAACGTGGCGGGGTACGGTCAGAAACAAGATGACGATGTGCTCCACAATTACACGGTCGCCAAGATCACCATGGATTGTGACTTTGAGCCCGCGACCCAACCGGTCCAACAGATCCTTCGGTCAAATGTGATCCAGACCTACTATCTCGGGAATGTTCACAAAGTGAAAACAGTTCCCCATGCGTTCGTGACGACCACTGTGGGCGCGGATGACGCGTGGTCCAACGTTTCGGTTTCGCCCTCAGATGTCACCTATGCGGAATGGTCCAACTTGGAAGCCAATACACAAAACACATACACTTTAACATACACCCAAACCAGTAATGTGGTCTACGATACCAAATACACGCTCACGACAACCGCGAATGTCACTGAAAGTGACCCATGGGACAGTGTCTTCGTTGACCCTCCAGATGTAACCTACGCGGAGTACTCGAACCTTGAGGCAAACACTCAAAGTTCATACAGTTTAACATTCACAAAAACAACTACAGATGAAAAGACTCCCGCAGTTTGGTCTAACCTTGAATCCAACACACAATCTCTCTACAACATGGTCTATTACCAATCTGTGGAGGAAGAGGTGGCAGCGACGTGGCCCGGGGCGGTCGCCCATACACGGGTGACCGATGTGATTGAGAATGAACTCGATGAACACGGTCAGATCCAATGGGAGGATCACCCCACAGAAACAGAAAAAGCCTATAAGATTCGGTATTTGGATGTTTCAGGTGCCCAAACAGATTCCGCAAATGCGGTGCACATAGCGGCCTTCGTGGGGTGCACGTATCACTGTGGCTAAGTCCCGATTTGAGACCGAAGGTCTCTGGTCGTACATGAAAAAAAAACAAACTTTACAAACTGTATCAGAGTTTCTAAGGTTCGTCGTCCCTCATTTAAAAAAACCTCCTCTTATAATAAATGTCGAATAGTATCCTACCGGCGGCAGGGAACTTAGACATAGTTAACGCCAATGTTCGAGCGGATAAGTTCAACGCGGCAACCAATATCGGCGTTTCTAACTCAGCACCAACTAAGAATTTTTCAGTAGGTACCAAATTTCATGTAGATAAGGATTCGGTAGATCCAGTAAGTGTCACAGGAAACGTGGTCGCTTCAGGAATCAAAATTTCCAATCTCACTATCAGTCCAGCCTTTGATTTTGCCTCTGTATCTAATGTCGGTAACGTCACAGCGAATGTTATTCAATTCGCGAATGCTACCACGGGGTTCACAACCACGGCGAACGTCGAGATCGGTGGGAATATTACGCTCACCTCAAACGCCCAGGTGAAGGTAGGTTCTAACGTCCTCGCGGAATACACGGGACCTCATGGAAGGGAGCCAAAGGAGATGCCGCTCAAGAAGTTTCCCGAAATTCTCTTCGAGGATGGGAAGTTTGACTCAAATCCCACAACTAACACATACACACAAGCGGGGTATACTGTGACAGCGAGTAGTAGCGCCTTTGAAGAAAATGGATTTGCTCCATGGAAGGTGTTTAATCAAGATAACGGTAAAACTGGGAATAATGGCTGGCATACAGCTGGAAATCCAGGTACTGTTAGTGGTGCACCGTACAACACGATAGATTCTTCATATGTAGGCGAATGGCTTAAGATAGAACTTCCCAATGCTATTAAACTTAGTCACGTTAGTATAGCTTCTCGAAATGATTATGCGTCTAGACAACCCCCATCTAAATATCGAGTATATGGTTCGAATAATGACTCGAATTGGGTCCAACTCATAGATGCGGACAACGTTGTGTACGCCGAAGAAGTATTCACTACAAAATTCTCAACTACAACAAATTACTATAAATACCTGGCCTTGGTTATACAAAAGGGTACGATAGACACAGGCGTTACCATAGGTGAAATTCAATACTACGGCACCGAAGAGCCCGCACCTCCCGGTGACCTTTCCCTAGACACTACCCTAAAGTCTACGTTCAACTCCGTTCGGTCGAACAATTACGTGATGTATTTCGATGGGGATGGGTTCATACCTGGTGATAACACCTCAAACAATCTCGTGACTGGCTCGAATAAATCTGTGATCCACCACAACGCCACGTACGATTCTACAGGTAAGTATTGGACCTTGGACGGATCTACGGAGAGTAACGTGACCACCGGTTCCCTAGGACTTGTTGGGGATACCCCACACACAGTCTCCACTTGGATTAACGCCTCGAACTTGGACGCTAATGCGACGACTCAACAGCTCTTCAGTATCGGGTCGGGATACTCCGAGGAAATCGTTCGGGTTGATGATACCCAAATCGCCGCGAATACCTGGCACAACGTAACCTACGCGTACCAAGGTGAAGGTGGGTCAAAGGTAACCTACGTGGATGGACGGAAGGTTGAGGAGGCCCAAGTTGAGGATACCTTCGGGGACTACCCACCGTTCGCGATGACGGGGTACAAGACTGGGGGGTATGTGGTGAGTAGTAATTTTGAAAATTCAACTGAAGATCGCAAATCCTACAATGCATTCAATGCAGTGGGAACTGGTAATCGATGGCAGGTTGATTCTGGTTACTCAACATCGGGTGATTTTTTGGCAGTCGCAGTTAACGGACCACTCCCATCAATTACTGATACGAATGGAACGGCTCACGTTGGTCATTGGTTAAAATTAGAGTTACCGCATAAACTTCGTTTAAATCGTTTCAAAACAACTAATTATATACACTCACAATATCAACTCAAATCGTATGTTATCTTAGGTAGTAACGATGATGTAAATTGGACTTTACTTCACAGTGAAGCTGATGCTAATTTAGCTGGGGGTGAGAGCGGTGGGACTCATGATACAGGGATAAGTGGTGTAACCGAATCTTTCAAATATTTAAAACTCTTGGTAAAGGCGAAGGCAAATGGTTCTAGTGCCACATTGATGGTTCAACAGGTGATTTTCTACGGCCACAAGGAAGGCGACCTGACCCGATTCCCCGAGCCGACGCGGGTGCTCAAGTACCCACACATTCTAACTAAAAATGGAACGGGTGACGGGTTCACTTCGGCTACATCCGCACCAGAGTACGGTAAAAGAGGGTACGTAATTAAGGCAAGTAGCTCGATTGGAAGTTACCCTCCATATGCTGCTTTTAATGGAGAGACACATGTAGCGACAGGTACTACTTGGATCGGTGGATATAACTCATATGGAACTAATAACAGTGGTGTATCGGTAGCTGGTGGATATAAAACAACTGGTGCTATGAATCTGAAAACAAACCTTGGTACAGGTGGTTCTGCCACGAGTAACGGTGAGTGGCTATACATTGAAATGCCCCATAAAATCAAAGTAACATCGACCAAAATAATATCGAATGATGGAGTCGGCTATCCACCCGATTACTTAATTATTTATGGTACAAACGACCCATCTTCATCTGGTGGTTGGAATGTAGTTGATAACACATATGACAACAGTAGTTCTGGTATTGTAAATAATGCCACGGGTAAAACATGGGCAGTTTCGACTGCGAGTAGTCCCGTGGCGTATAAATATTTTGCACTTGTCATTGTTAAAGTTAATAGCAGTGCGACGTTTTCTCATGCACTCGTAACTGATTGGCAACTTCTCGGCACCCAAGAAGATACCGGCACCCCTGCCATAGTGGGTGGTCCCTTCGCGGGTAAGGTGGCGAACTTTAGGGTCTATGACCAGTACTTGGGTGACGAGCGGATCCAAGAGATTTACGATGCACAAAAGGACGAATTCGGGCACAAGAAATCCTCGATGACCTTCTACAAGGGTCGTATAGGTGTGGGCACGACCGAACCTGAAGGCTCGCTAACGGTCCTAGATGAACCCCATGCTTTGGCAAAGTTTCCCGTGAGGGCAGTCCCTGCGAATGATTCGTATGTCGAGGGGAACGGTCATATCAAGTTAAGTGCCGCGGATGGGTCGGGGTACCAGGCTTTCGATGGTCTCACGTCAACTTCGTGGACGGCCAAACCTGTGAGAAATACCCGCCTCTCAGGAGAAGTTGATTTCGGGGCATGGCTCAAGATCCAAACCCCCGAATCCATGAGTCTCAAGAAGGCTGAGATTGAATCGAACCCCTATTGGATTCAGGTTGGGAGCGAAACGTATGGAGGGTCCATTGACAATATAACATCGGGAGATCACTTTGGACGCGCAGTCGCATGTTCTCATGATGGTACCCGTGTAATCGTGGGTGCATATGTTCATAGCGGCAACCAAGGGAAAGTGAAAGTCTATGATTGGAATGGAAGTTCATGGACCCTAGTTGGCTCGACACTTACCGGCACCGCCAATGATGATCTATTTGGTCGCGCCGTAGCCATCTCAGGTGATGGTACTATTATTGCTGTAGCTGCGCCACGTGAGCATAGTAACGGTATCGTTGATTCGGGTTCCGTTCGTGTATATTATCTAGTGGGTTCGACGTGGACCATTTTACCAGATTCAGGTCCTCAAACTCTAAGTGTGGGAGCTTCTAATGTATTAGACGCCTTCGTAGGACAAGGTGTCGATTATCGTATAGGTCAAGGTGGTGTTAAACTTTCGTATGATGGTAAAACTCTACTTCTAGGCGAAGCAAAATATGATTCAGGTGGTCTCACTAATAGAGGTTTAGTTCGTGTGTTTACATACGCTAACGGTGCATGGTCTCAGAAAGGTGATGATCTTTTAGGAGATTACACACAAGAAGAATTTGGTCAGGGTTTAGATATGTCCGAAGATGGTAATCATCTTATCATCGGTACTAAACTTCAAGGTGGTACAAGTCAACCACCTAGAGTGGAAGTATATCAATGGAATGGTTCCGCGTGGGCTCAAAAAGGTTCCTCGCTAACATACGCCGATACTGGAGATGGATTCGGACCCAGTGTGAGTATTTCCAATGATGGTAATACAATAGCAATTGGAATAAAGAATGCTGATATAGCTGAAGGTGCGCCAGCTGACAATGCGGGAGCCGTATATGTTTATCACTGGAGTGGAAGCGCGTGGGGAACTCCTCATACACTAATCCAACCTGTTACAGATGACGACGATTTCGGTGATCATCATGTCATGTCGGGTGACGGTAAAAGAATTATAGTTGGAGCCTCTCATGCGGACGATGGGGGTACTAATTCGGGTAGGTTGTATACATTCGAGTACACGGGTGTTTCGTGGGTACGAAGAGAGGTTCCCTCCGTTGGAGCGGATGGTGGAACGAATGCTTACTTGGGTATGGGTCCTTCTAATTCTGCGTGGTCACATGCTATATCTAGGGATGGTTCGGTGATAGTCGCTGGTGAATCTGGATTTTACACTAACGGTGCAGCTTATTCTGGTCGCGTGAGAATTTATAACATGCCCTCGACCATTAAAAGTATTTGGGGAAGTAATGATGATGTGAACTGGACGAAGATTACTACAGCCCCTACCCGTGAAGAGGCAACCTCCAATGTTGCTGGACTCGCGTTTGGCTACGATGACCACCTAGAGTTTAAGAACTTGGATAACCCCAACTATTACAAGTACCACGCGATCGTCGCGGATGCGTTCACCCAACTCAGGGATGTGAAGCTCTTTGGGATCCGGAACCAAGGGTCGAGTACCCTCCACGATGGTGAACTGACCCTCACCAAGAACTTGGATGTTCATATGATCGGGCCACCCCTAGATGCCGATGATACACCCCGTCGGGACAGGCTCGTGGTGGAATACAACACCTCCACGAACCCCACCTTTGAGGGGGCTGTGCGGGATACGAGTGGGAGGGGGAATGATGGAGTGTTCTATGGTGGGGCGTCGTATTCGGCGACGGAGAAGGCTTTGGTGTTTGATGGGTCAGGTGATTATTTAGAAGGCCCCGTGCATAATTCCTCTGGTGAATGGTTACATTCTGTGAGTATGTGGTTCAAGAGAAATGCAAGTGATTCGTATGATGTGCTGTTTCATTTGGGGCAGCAAAGTACAGGGAAAACAAGTTCGATGCGTCTTTTCAGTGATAATAGATTTAGATTTAATTTTTACGATGCTGAAATTGAAGCTTCGTATACCGTAAACAATGGAACATGGTATCATCTCGCGTTTTCATACTCTGGTGGAACTGATATCGCAAATAGAAAAATATATTTAAACGGTACTAAACTTGCAGTAACAAACAACTCGGGAACCCCTGTTGTCTTAAACCTCGACGCAAATGAAATGTTTACTCTCGCAACACAACGCTATCCAATTGAAGGTCAAATGAACTGTGATATCTCCAACTTCAAACTATACGACACGGCCCTCACCACCGAAGAGGTCAAGACCCTCTACGATATGGGTCGGTGCGACGAGGGACACCACATGGTGAACTTCTCGAAGACTCGGGTCGGGATCGGCTTAGGGGATGGGGCTCTTGGTGATGGAGCCTATGGCCACCCATCCGCCCTGACTATAAGAGGAAATCAAGAAGTAAAGGGTGATATTGTTTTACAAGGAGGAGCAGATAGTGGG